GGGTATCTGCACAATGGCATTCAACCTAAATGGATTCAACTTCAACCAATCAGTTGTTGATGCATCAGGTAAGGTTGTTCCTACTTGGGGTGACGTTCTAAACAGAGCAAACCTTGGTATGGAAGTTATGCATGAAAGAAATGCACACAACTTCCCACTTGACCTAGCATCTGCTGAGTCAACAGAGGTTGCACTCATTGCACCTGCAGTTGGTTGATATAATCAATACAATCTGATATAATAAGGAGGTCTAACGACCTCCTTTTTTTATGCTCAAGTCTAGAAAACCAACAGAAGATTATGATCAACTCTTAGCAAGATTTACTAAGAGAATCGCACAGATTAAAGCACAAGAACAAACAGATAAAACAGTTGAGCAACTTCACTATCTTCGTGGATGCAAGGAGACTGTTGAATATCTTATGACTGGTAAGTTACCTAATGATGGTAACCATGATGGTATGAAGGATCACAAACCAGTCAGACATAATGACCTAGGTTCATTGGACTAGGCATTTATTTTTGTTACTAGATGGGTCATTTGTGTTCATTCTCTCACTAAATAATGATAGAATTAGGGTGCTTATGATTCCAAATTTCTTTATGATTAGACCACAGTTCTACGGAGTAAATGGATGCAACACAATCTAATTTCGCACAACCAACTGGCTTATTGGCAGATTAACGAACAAGAACTCAATGCAATAGGGACAACTAGACTATCAGAATACGTTGAGTGTATATGCGACCTAGAAAACGAACCAAATGGCGAGCGAATGTGTAGATCCATATTAGAAAGATAACAAACTGCCCCCGAAAGGGGGTTTTTTATTAGGTATAAATACTTTGCTGTTCAAAATTTTATGTTGAAGGATAAGAAAGCTGCTAAGAAAATTATCAAACGAGCAAAGAAACATCCAGATTGGTACTCGCCAAGTGATGTAAAGTATGCTAAGATGGTGAGGAAACGTATAAAAGAGGATGAAGCCAAGACAAAAGAAAAGTAGGTTGTATTATTATTTCTGGGGCATCTGCACTGTAGCAGTATGTGCTGGTCAGTTTTATGTTGGTTCAGGATATCGTAAGATGTCTGGTAGCGTAGACAATCTCATACATACCTTACTAACAAAACCGATAGTAATAGATGTTGCCCCTTCACTTCAGTTTCTAGATGATACTATGGCACGAGAAGTTCCTTCTACCTGAGGACACGGTATCTAATCTAAAGAAGATGGAGGGTTCGTAGACAAGGAACTCCTTGATCTTTACGTGCCTAAATTAAAATCCATTCTCAAAAAGTTTGGACTACTAGATAAGAAGTCTATCTACTCTTTCAATAGTATTTGGGGACAACTATACAAACGTGAGTTGAGTGCTATAATAGATGTACACAACCACTACTCAGAACCAAGACAACTAATCTCTTGGGTTCATTTTGTAGAAGTTCCCGAACAGAAATGCTTTTACTTTCAAATGGATGATCAAAAGATCTATCCTGATACACAAAGTAGTTCTGATCTTATATTCTATCCTTCTTATGCCAAGCATGGGGTCGATAAGATGATTGAAGGTGACGATAGGTTTGTTGTTGTAGGAAACATTATTAGACTCAACTAATGAAAGCAGTAGTTTATTCCAAAGATAATTGTCAGTGGTGTGAAAGAGTTAGACAACTTTTTGCTTCTACTAACATATCCATCACAGAATATAAATTCGGTGAACATTTTGATAAGAAAGCATTCTATCAAGAGTTCGGTGAACATGCTACCTTCCCCCAAGTACAAATTGACAACTCTCATATAGGTGGATGCAAAGAAACGCTACAGTATCTTCAGAAGAAGAAACTGATTTAGAAATGAACAAAGGTGTGGAGTTTCTCCTGAGAACACCACCACAACCTGCATATATAATTTCAGGATGGAGGAAGAAAATGGAACAAGCAATCATTGCCCTCAGTGTTATGGTTGGTATCCTTACACTTGGATTCGGTGCAATACTTGGTTACCTTGTTCGAGCATATCTCCAAGACACAACCCCACAGTATTCTCATCCAGAAATGTATGATGAGAATGGAAACCCATTACCCGATGAACTTATTGCATTTAGATTTGAGGGTAATATAAATCACGATGATGACAACGATTAATTATGGCTAAATTACCACCAAATCCATTGGTGTCTGAAATTTTCAGGGCAGTACATGGTAAGAAGACAGTCGCACAAAAGGTTGCTCTTCTAAAAGAAAACAAACGAGATGATGTGAAAGCGATTCTCATTTGGAATTTTGATAAAGGAATTGACAGTGCTGTTCCTGATGGTCCAGTTCCATACAAGGTAAATGAATCACCTGCTGGTACACCTGGTCACACAAGACTAGTACATGAATGGAGAACTCTTTACAATTTTATCAGAGGTGGTAATGATAAACTCTCTGGTATGAAAAGAGAACAGATGTTCATTCAACTTCTAGAAGGATTACATGCAGATGAAGCAGAGCTCATAACTCTTGCAAAGGATGGAGATTTACAATCAAAGTATAAGATTACACGTAGTGTAGTTGAGCAAGCATTTGTAGATGCAGATGGTAAAGAGGAAATACAATGGCGTGATCGGTGAAGATCCTAATAGATCTTACGGATTATTGTAATGCAAAGTGTCCGTTGTGTAGTAGATATAAGAGAGCAAATGATCTGACACCAGATGATTCTGTCAACAGATCCTTTGTAACTATAGAACAAATCATGGAGTGGTTTCCAACCTTGGATGGCATCGATCAGATGTACTTCCAAGGTTCTTTTGGTGAACCAAGTTTATGTAAAGACATACTAAAGATTGCTAGGTACTGTAGTGGTACTAAGTTATTGATGAGTACTAATGGTGGTACTAATAACCCAGAGTTTTGGTCAGAGTTAGGAAGTATATTTTCGGCAGCAGGACAAGGATCTTATGTGATCTGGTCTATAGATGGACTAAGTGATACCTTATCACACTATAGGGTGGGTGTATCTTATGATAAGGTCATGCAGAATGCTAGAGCATTCATAAGAGCAGGTGGTACAGCAGTGTGGAGGATGTTAGTCTTCAAGCACAACCAACATCAGGTCAAGAAAGCAAAAGCATTGAGTAAGATTATAGGATTCAAAGACTTTGCTCACACTAAAGTCAATAACCTGTATGATGTTGGTGGAAATGGTGATGGTAGTTACACATACACATACCAAGGCAAAGAGTATACATTAGAAGCAGCAGATGATCCACAGTACACATCTAATCTAGGTGCTGTACATCCAGAGTCAGATATTAGATGTAAGTATGGTCATGGTACAGATAATATAACTCTACGAATTGATAGCATGGGTGTAGTACATGCATGTTGTTATCATCAGTCTAGGTTACGGTTCTTCTATCCTGATTACTATATCAATAACGATCCTAAACCTGCAGTCTTTGGTTCCATTGAGAATCAATGTGGTGGAGCAGGTGGACAGTTGCAACAACTCTACTGGGATACAATCATACCATTGATAGAAGAACAAGGAGGGATAGAAAGTATTTCCTTACGTCACAGAACCCTGAAAGAAATATTAAGTTCTCCTTTTTATGAACGAACATTAATCAACTCATGGCAAGGTAGGACAGTGTGTCGAGAGTATTGTGGTATCGAAAGATACATATCTACTTGACTATATAATGAGGGTATGCTAACATACCTATACGTTCAACCCAAAAGGGTCGCAAGTAAGTCACGGAACGGAGCGTTCATCTCCTTAGGGAGACGCAAATGACTAAAGGAACGGACTCACAATCCAATTACTTTAGGAGTAACAACATGGCGAAAGTCACTTACCGTGGTGTCGAGTATGACACTGAAGATTACAACGCAAAGGTGCTTGCGGAAGCATCACAGCGTCAGAGACATGATCTAATGTATCGTGGACTCAAGGTCAAGAGCAAGGCAGTCCCTTGTTCCTAATCTAAAAACGAATAGGAAAGTAAGGAGGGTTGATCCCCTCCTTTTTTCATGCTATAATATAGGGCATGGATAAAGACAAACTAAAAATTATAGTCTCTGACCTAGAGATGTTACTGTCTGCACTCAAAGCAGAAGTTTATTCAGATGTTGAGTCTTATAGATACGAAGACATACAACCAACTGAATTAGACTACGACGAAGAGTACGAAGGACCATGACAGTAAAACTTGTAAGCATTACTCCTGATGCAGAGCAGATGATGGCATACATTGCCAGAGTATCTAACCCTAGCAATCAAGAGAACGAAAAGTATGCTGGACTACTGAAGTATTGTATCAAGCACAACCATTGGTCTGTGTTCGAGCAATCTACTATGACAGTAGAGATAGAGACTACTCGTGCTATTGCTGCACAGATATTAAGACATAGATCATTTACATTTCAAGAGTTTAGTCAGAGATATGCTGACACTAATCTGTTGAGTGATAAAGATACTACTATACCTATACCAGAGTATCGTAGACAGGACACAAAGAATAGACAGAATAGTATTGATGATTTAGATCCAGATGTTATTGATAGATTGAACAAGCAGACCAAGACTTTGTTTAGTTCTGCTCAGTCATTATATAATCAGATGGTAGAGCAGGGTGTAGCAAAAGAGTGTGCTCGTATGGTACTACCTCTTGCTGTACCTACAAGAATATACATGACAGGATCATGTAGATCATGGATACATTATATCAACTTACGATCAGCACATGGTACTCAGAAAGAGCACATGATAATTGCTGAAGGAGTGAGAGATGTATTTGTTGAGCAGTTCCCTGCTGTTAGTGAGGCACTTGGATGGGTAGAATTGGAGGAGTAAACCTATCTAAGAATGGGTCATTTGCTATTGTAAATGATGGTGAGATTGAATTCTATTTGGAGGAAGAACGTGTCACAGGTGTCAAAAGAGACCGCAGTGCGAAGGCTTTGGTTCTACGTTATCTTGATGATGATGTTGATGCTGTTGCCATATGTGATTGCTATACCAAATACTATCCTAAGAAGTTTCTCCTAAGAACCAAAGAAAAGGAAGCACTATGTAAGATCATACGTGGTAAAGGCATACCAATTTTAGATTACAGACAAAGACATCATGATTGTCATGCTGCTAATGCATTTTACAATTCAAAGTTTGATGACTGTGCTGTTCTTATCATGGATGGTAAGGGATCCTTTCATGAGAATGGAGGGTATAGATTTTGTGAGACTGAAAGCATCTATGATAATCTAACACCAGTATTCAAACACTACTCTACTTTCTGGAGTGAAGAAGAGTCTATGAACTTGCATGATCCATACTGGGATGATAATAATTTCTATAGTAACAGGACTAGTATTGGTCAATGCTTTAGAACTATCTCTAGGTACTGTGGGTTTGATGAACTAGATGCTGGTAAGACTATGGGACTGTCTGCTTACGGTCACCCTGCTACACCTATAAACTTATTCAATGAAGAGTATGGTCATAGTATTTGTAGTAAAGATATAAGACCAAGGAAAGATAGCACTGAGTACTATGGTACTAAGATGATTCCAGAAGATGTAGCATACAATCTACAGAAGTCTTCTGAAAGACATCTAAAGTTTATGATACAGAAGACCATTGATCTTACAGGTAAAAAGAATATTGCATGTAGTGGTGGGTTCTTCTTGAATTGTGTAGCAAATTATAGTATACTAAAAGAGTATGATATAAATTTATATGTTGACCCCATCGCTTACGATGGTGGTAACGCTATTGGATCTGCATTACTAGCACATTATGAAGACACTTTACCTCGGACCTAAGTACGATCTGTCACATATTGAAGGTGATATTGTACCATCTATGGACGTTGCAAAGTTATTAGAACAGAGAAAAGTTGTAGCGATATTCCAAGGTAGATCCGAAGCAGGTCCAAGAGCACTCGGTAACAGGTCTATACTGTACGATCCAAGGGATCCTGATGGAAAGGATAGAATCAATACGATCAAGCGTAGGGAGGCATTCAGACCCTTTGCAGCAAGCATAAAGTTATCTCATGTGCATGACTGGTTTGACATGGCAGGGTTAGATGAGTCACCACACATGATGTATGCTGTTGATGCACTAGAACATACATGGGATAAGATACCTGCTGTACTACATGTAGATCATACCTGTAGGATACAGACAGTAACTATAGATCAGAATGAACATTACTATAGATTGATTGATGCATTCTGTCAGTTAACAGGAGTACCTTTAGTATTCAATACATCATTCAACCTAGCAGGTGAACCGTTAGTAGAGACACCTGATGATGCGTTCAGAACCTTCGAGCGTACTAAGATAGACTACTTATATTTTCCAGAGGTCAGCAAGTTGATTTCAAAATGACTTTTTCATTTCATAAAAACGGGAAAAAAAACTCGGCAAATTTTTTGACTGTAGGGTTGAACCTATCTAATAATGGTTCGATCTGTATTATGAGAGGTAGTGAGATAGAATTATACTTAGAGTCTGAAAGAATTACTAGAAGGAAACGTGACTGGAGAATCAAATCTCTACTAGATTATATTGAGGGAACACCTGATGTTATAGCAGTTGCTGATGCTTACTGGGACAAACCTGACAAGGAATTGCAATCAAGTAGTGACCTAGCAGCCGTCAAGAAGATGTTCCCAACGTCAGAGATAAAAGACTATAGGAACTGTCATCATCTAACACATGCTGCACTTGGATGGGTCAACTCTGGGTTTGATAAAGCTATTTGTATAGTAGTAGATGCTAATGGGTCTAAGGATCCTCATGGCATAGAGATTGAGACTGTGTATGAGTTTCCATTCTATACTTTAGATAGTTCTATATGTTATAAGAAGTATTTTAGTCAGGAAGATATTGGTATTGGTAAAAAGTTTGAGCAAGCATGTATATCATATGGGTTTGATCAACAGGATGCTGGTAAGATTATGGGTTTGTCTGCCTATGGTAAGGGTGAAGCACATAAGGTGCAGATGGAATGGGAGAATAGAGCAGAGGAATTGGTTAGTAGGTATGCTAGTAGAAATATTGTATTAGTTGGTGGATGTTTTCTCAATTGTGTGGTAAACTATAAACTACTGAAGAAATTCGGTAAGAATATTTACGTTGAACCCATCGCACATGACGGTGGTACTGCAATCGGAGCTGCCTACCTTGCACATATGCTTTAGTGGATGTAGCATTACCTATGGTGATGAGTTAGATGACCTGAATGATAGATTTAGTAAGGTTGTCAGTGATAGATTAGGTATACCTGAGGTAAACCTAAGTCTTTGTGGTGTTAGTAATGATTATATTGTAAGGAGTATTATAGATTACTGTGAGAATAATGTTGTTGATTCTGTTGTGGCACAGTTCACTACAGAAAGTCGCATGGAATACTTTGCACAGGATGGATCGCACCATAAATTCTCAGTGCAAAGACAAAAGAAAAATGTAGAGTATTATAATACTATGGGATGGTGGTATAAGTTTGTTTATAATAAGAAACATGGGTGGGAGAATCTTTCTAAGAATATATGTCTGCTGGAATACTATTGTAAGTCTAAAGATATAGATCTTATTCCCTTGTGGTCTGACTATATGGGAACTATTGACAGTGTATATTGGAAACCAAATGTAAAAGTTACTAGATTACACTGGGATATCTTGGGTAAGGATCATAAAGCACCGAAGGGTCATCCGAACAAGGAAGGACATAAGATAATTGCTGACTGGTTGATGGATAATATATAATATGTTATAATCAAAGCAAGACTTAGTAAGTTTATGCCAACGTATCCTGTAAAGAATCTGAAGTCAGGGGAGACTCAAGAACTCTCCATGACTATGAAAGAGTATGATGAATGGAGAAAAGACAACCCTGACTGGGATAAAGATTGGTCTAAAGGATCGGGGGGAGTAGTTAGTGGTACTGGAGATGTATACTCTAGGACTGATGGAGGATGGAATGAGGTACTCACTAGAGTATCTAAGGTACCAGGATCCACAGTAAAACCACAAAAAACTACGCACTTCTAATGCCAGCAAGAAAAAAGAAGATGGCAACCAGTGTCGGTGCTGGTATGTCTACCAAACAAATGAAGAGAAGGAAACCATATCATGCTGACATGATGGTTGATGTGAAACCAATTACCGACAATCAGAAATTAGCATTTGAATACTATAATGAAGGCAAGAACTTATTCTTGTATGGTGCAGCAGGTACAGGTAAGACATTCATTACTTTATACCTAGCACTCAAGGAAGTACTGAGTCCTATGACACCTTACACTAGGGTTGTTGTAGTGAGATCATTAGTATCTACAAGAGAGATAGGTTTCTTACCTGGTGATCATGAAGATAAATCTATGCTGTACCAGATTCCTTATAAGAATATGGTCAAGTATATGTTTGAGTTGCCTACAGATTCTGAGTTTGAAATGTTATGGGGTAACCTAAAGCAACAGGAGTCAGTCAAGTTCTGGAGTACATCTTTCATCCGTGGTACTACATTAGATGATGCTATCATCTTAGTAGATGAGTCACAAAACTTGAATTTTCACGAGTTAGATAGTATAATAACAAGAGTTGGTGAGAATTCTAAGATTATGTTCTGTGGTGATGCAGCACAAACCGATCTTGTCAAAACAAATGAGAAGAATGGTATCTTAGATTTCCAAAAGATCATTCAACGTATGCCTGAGTTCGATCAAGTTGAGTTCAATGTCAACGACATTGTAAGATCTGGTTTAGTCAGGAGTTACATCACAAGTAAAATTGAACTAGGTATGTAATGTTTACTCATGTAGAGTGTGATCTCCCTGCTCTGAGTAGGGAGACTAAGGATGGTGTCCGACTTTATGATGTTGAAGGACAGAAGTTGGTCTCAATTACTTCAGTCACTTCACACTTTAATAAAGAAATCTTTGTGAAGTGGAGGAAGAGAGTTGGTGATGAAGAAGCAAACAGAATCACTAAGAGATCTACTACTCGTGGTACTAAAGTACACACACTAATAGAGAATCATCTATTGAACAAGGAGGTAGACCCTGATACACCTGGTTCTAAGATGTTATTTCTACAGGCTAAAGATTCTTTAGCAAATATAAATAATATATACGCTCTCGAAAAAAGTCTTTATTCAACTGAGTTGGGAGTAGCAGGTACCGTAGATTGTATCGCAGAATATGATGGTGAACTAGCAATAATAGATTTTAAAACTGCAGCAAAACCTAAACCAAGAGATTGGATCGAGAACTATTTTGTTCAGGCAGCAGCCTATGCATGTATGTTCTACGAGAGGACTGGTATCCCCGTCAAGAAACTCGTCATACTTATGACCTGTGAGAATGGTGAAGTGACAGTTTACCAAGAGTATGATAAAATGAAGTACATGAGATTGCTTGTACAGTACATCCAAAAGTTCGTGGAGGACAAACTAAGTGGCAACAAAGACCAAGACTAAGACCAAGACTGAAATGAGAGCAGTGCTCAAGAAGAACTTCCTATGTCAGGATAAGTTCTCTAATGATATTGAGATGTTAGTCAAGGATAATACTGGCATGAATTACATCGAAGCAATCTGTCACTACTGTGAGCAGAATAGTATTGAGATTGAATCTGTCAGTAAACTTATTAGCAAACCCATAAAGGAAAAGTTAAAAGTAAATGCTATTGACCTAAATTATTTGAAGAGAACATCTAAAGCAAAGTTTCTTATCTAATGTACGAAGACTGGATTGCATCTAGGGTAAACAGTGCTGACTATTTGAAGACCAGTTTGAAGGAACTGAAGTTGGCAAAGAAGATCAACCAGTTGCAACCAGATAGGTTGAAGGAAATTTATCGTAAGACTTCTGCTCTAAGAAGACTTAGAGGATTCTGGATAACAAATTTCAAACAGACAACTGATGAAGAAGTTGCTGCACTAGAACGTGAGAGACCTACTACTAGGTTACTGAGTATACATGTCATCAATGGATGTAACCTTGCATGTAGAGCATGTAATCACAACAGTAGTTTGTTAGGTATTGATAGTAGAGTAGATATAGATCAACTGTTACAAGATATAGAAGTTATATTACCAAAGATATATGTATGGAGTCACATCAGTGTGATAGGTGGTGAACCATTGCTGGAACCACGTACTAGAGAAGTGACAAAAAGAATATGGGAGTTGTGTCAGGAAACTAATCAACCATGTAATGTCAAGTTGTTTAGTAATGGATCAAGACTCAAGCAAGAGAAAGAATGGATAGTTGATGAGATGTTGAAGGGTGTAGTGTTTAGATTGACATTCCATAAGCCATGGTATACAATAGAGGGGTCAAAGAACTACGAGAATGCCTATGATTTTATGGAGTACGCCAAGGGCAGAGGGTTAGATATCAATGGTGGCACGTTTGAACTGAGTGAAGCATTCAGATATGATGACGGGTCACCTAGACAATGGTTTGATCTAGTCAAGTATGACTACAGTGATGGTATCAAGTACTATCCATACGAAGATAAGAATCCTGTAGAAAGTTTCAAGCATTGTAGTTGCCCTAACTCACAGTTATACAACGGTCATCTATGGAAGTGTCCTATGATATCCTATTTGAGGGAGTCGTTAGCAGTGACAGGACAGTTAGAAGATCCAGAGTGGCAAAAGTATTTGGATTACAAACCTACTAGTATCATTGGTACAGAGAAAGAACTAAGAAAATCATTCAAAGAAGTTCTAGTTCCACATGATATATGTAACATGTGTTCTGCTAATCCTAAATGGTTCACTGCAACTGAACAATTAGATCCTAAGAAAAAGAAAAATGTTGAGATGTTCCAACCACAGACCTATGACACCGTTTGATACCTATAAACAATATCTTGCATTCAAAAATCATTTTACAAAAGAAAAGTATGACTACCATAAGTATGGTGGTGCATCTAGAGCAAAGGTAGAGTCATTTTATAAAAGAAAGGATAGGTATTTCTTTGAGAAGACATCGAGGAAGTATAAAGATGAAGAGGTATGTGATTTCTTTCTTGCTAACTTTGTAGCAACAGATAATCCTCAAGGTGTATGGATAGGAAATATTATCAAGACAGGTGAGGTAGTATATAAAGATTGGATGAAGAGACAGCAGAGTTTATTCTATAATTTCAAGCAGGGTTCAGAAGATATGATGGATCAATATGATTATGAAGAGTTCTTTAATGCATCTAAAGGTCACCCACCTATACTCAAGGAGCATCTTGCTGGTCGTATCAGTGTAGAAGAGATGTGTATCTATGAAAAGGTATTTTCTTACTGTAAAGACTATGATAAACAGTTGGATGATCCTGTATGGAAAACCGTAGGTCTAAAGATAAAGAAGTATATACCATTTCTAAATATTGACAAGGACAAGTACCGTAATCATCTATTGAAGAGGGTAAAGGAAAGGTATGGGTAAGTTTTTTCAATCAGAGAATGTAAGGACTGAGATGGAAGACATCTATGAGATGCAGAAGGAACTCATGGATGTAATAATGAAGTTCCCTTACATGAGTGATGAGGCTAAGGTTATGCATATAGATACCGTCAAGGAGTTGCTAGAGAAGCAACAGATCATGTGGACTAGAGTTTCATTATCAGATGATCCAGAAGCAATCAAGATGAAAGAAAATATAAGAGCAGGTTCTAAAGAGATGGGGTTTGGTGATGCAGATATTAATATGATATTTTCAAACATGAGAAACACTTTGGATGCGGTACAACAAAGTCTCCGTCGTTAAATGGACCAGTGCTACTATAATACCTATCGCTATGGTATTTCATGTGATGGGATGGACTCCTTGGAATAGTATTCTACAGATGATAGGTGCTGCTGGATGGGTGTATGTTGGTAGTAAAATGGGTGAACGTGCTATAGTAATGAACTTCTTACCACAGTTCTTTATCATCATTCCAGGTCTTATAATCTTATGGTTGACCGCACCTAAATAGTATGTTATACTATGCATACGGTGAAAATCTAACACAATCCACCTAATACAACGAATATGTCATTCGCTAATTTAAAGAAGCAATCTCGCTTGGGCAGTCTTACTTCCAAACTGACTACTGAGATAGAGAAAATGAATAAGGGAAGCACTGGCGGTGCTGACGAGAGACTATGGAAATTGGAAGTAGACAAGGCAGGTAACGGTTA